GCCTTTTTTTCGGTCCCGAGAGATGACGCGCCGTAAGAAACCCGGCCCTAAGCCGTTGTCGGCGGATGTACTCGCCCTGCGCGGGACGCTCGAACCCTATCGGCTCCGGACGCGCCCAGGGAAACGCCGTTCCCGACCTGGCCCGCCGACAACGGCGCCGCGGAACTTCGTGGCGATCGCCGATCGCTACGTCGCGGACGTGCTCGACGGGCGGATCGTGGCCGGCCGCTGGACGAAGCTGGCCTGTGCGCGGTTCGCGCGGATGCGGCGGGCGGGTGACGCAGGGGAGCCCTATCGGTGGTCCCCGGGTCATGCGCAGGACGTGTGCACGTTCGTCGAGCGTTTGCCCCACGTCGAGGGCCGCTGGGACTCGCCGACGATTACCCTTCACCCGTGGCAGATTTTCGTTCTGGCGGCCTGCTACGGTTTCAGACGGGCCGCTGACGGCGGCCGGCTGGTGACCACGGTCTTTTTTGAAGTCGCGCGGAAGTCGGCGAAGAGCACGCTCGTCGCCGCGGCCGCGTTGTATCACCTAGCCTGCGAGGATGAACCGGGCGCGCAAGTCGTGTGCGGCGCCTCGACGGGCAACCAGGCCCGGATCGTCTTCGGCATCATGGCGCGCATGGTGAAGCGATCGCCCTGGCTGCGGGACCTCGGCTTCGTCGCGTACGCGAATGCGGTCGTCTTCCAGGACACGAACGCCAAGCCGATCAACGCGAAGAGCAGCACGCAGGACGGACTGAACCCGTCGTTCATCAGCCTGGACGAGTCGCACGCGCAAACGTTCGAGCTGTACGACGTGTTGAAGAGCGCACAAGGCGCCCGCGTGAATCCGGCGCTCTGGGCGCCGACGACCGCCGGCTACAACCTGACGAGTGTCGGCTACGCGCTCCGTGCGACGGCGATGAAGATCCTCGAGGGCGTGCTCGAGAGCGATCACACGTTCGTGGTGCTGTACGAGCTCGACGAGACCGATCGGTGGGACGACGAGACGACGTGGATCAAAGCGGCGCCGATGATCGGCGTCACGCCGACGATCGAGTACCTGCGGCGCTACCGCGACGATGCGATCGCGACGCCGGGGCTCCAGGGCGAGTTTGAAGTCAAGGTGTGCAACCGCTGGCTGCACTCGGCCTCGACCTGGCTCTCGATGGCGCGGTGGATGTCATGCGCAGACACCGTGTCCCTCCACGACTTTGAGCACGAACCGTGTTGGATCGGCGTCGACCTGGCCGAGCGTGATGACATTGCCGCGGTCGCCCTCGTGTTCAAACGCGCCGATGTCGTGTATGTGTTCGTGCGCGGCTATCTGCCGGCGCTCGTGGTGAGTGAGCGGGCCCGCCAGGTGCCGGAGTACCTCGAATGGATCAAGTCCGGCGAGCTCGTGACGACCGACGGCAATATGACGGATTACGCGACGATCGAAGCGGATCTGCGGACCGACTGCGAGCGGTTCGACGTGAAGGATCTGCGGATTGAACGCTATGGCGCGTTGCAGCTCGCCGCGACGCTGGCCGCCGACGGGTTGCCCGCGGTCCTCGAGGCGAAGAATGCGAAGGTCTTCACGGCGCCGGCCAAGGAGCTCGAGGCGCGCATCAGGGCGCGGCAGCTCCGGCATACTGGGAGCGCGTTCCTGACCTGGCAGATCTCGAACGTGTGTGTCGAGCGGCGCCGCGATGGCTCGCTGCTGCCGACGAAGGACGCGGCCATGAGCCCGAACAAGATCGACGCGGTCGACGCGATCCTGTTGGCGCTCGTCGGCCTATTGACGCCGGTCGCGCCACCGCCGACCTATTCCATGCTAGTGCTCGGGTGAAAGGTCCACTATGAGTGCGAAACGCCGAACGGGACGGCCCCCGCTCGCGGACGTGGCGGCCACCGCGCGCATTGAAGTCCGCGTGACGCCCGCGCAACGCCTCGAGATCCAACGCGTCGCGAGCGACAATCGCACCGGCCTGTCGGGGATCCTGCGCGAGGCGGTCAACGAATTCGTGGCCGACTACGGCGAGAAGCCGCCTTTCGTCCGGCGCAAATAGGGCACCCGCCCCGACACTAGGCGCGCGTGACCCGCGCCTATTCGCTGCTCACCATCAAAGCCGTTGACACCGAGCAACGGCGGATCACCGGCCTCGCCTCGACGCCGACGCCCGATCGCATGGGCGACGTCATCGAGCCGCTCGGGGTCACCTTCGCGGCCTCCCTCCCGCTGCTGCTGTACCACGACCCGAAAAAACCCGTTGGCACGGTGACGCTCTCCGCGCCGACCGCCGCCGGGATCGCCTTTACGGCGAGCTTGCCCGTCGTCACCGAGCCCGGCGCCGTGCGCGACCGCATCGACGAGGCGTGGCAGTCCATCAAGGCGGGCCTCCTGGCCGGCGTCTCGATTGGGTTTCGCTCACTCGAGGACGCGTTCAATAAAACGACCGGCGGGATCCGGTTTCTGAAAACCGAGATCCTCGAACTCTCCCTCGTGGCGATTCCCGCGAACGCCGAGGCCACGATTCACAGCGTTAAGGCACTCGACCTGGCCGCGCCTGGCCTTCATGCGTCCCGCGACAGGGACTCCCTCCCGACCGTGCGCGTCACAAAGGACGCGCGACCCATGGAACACAAAACCACGCACGAACAGATCACCGGCTTCGAGAATACCCGCGCCGCCAAGCACGCGCGGATGACGGCCATCATGAGCGCGTCGGACGACACGACGCTCGACCAGGCCCAGACCGAGGAATACGACGGGCTCGCGGGCGAGGTCAAGGCGATCGACGCGCATCTCGTCCGGCTCCACGCGCTCGAGGCGACGATGGTCACGCGGGCGACGCCCGTGTCGCCGACGCCCACCGCCGGCAGCGAGCAGCGCAGCGGGGTGCCGATTATTCAGGTCCGATCCCAACTACCCAAGGGGACCGGCTTCACCCGCTTCGTTCAGGGCCTCGCGGCCTGCAAAGGCAACTTGATGCAGGCCGAGCAGTACGCCAAACAGTGGGAGGACTCGACGCCAGAAGTCGGCCTCGTGTTCAAGGCGGCGGTGGCGGCCGGCACCACGACCGACGCGACCTGGGCGGGCCCCTTGGCGCCGCTCATGCCGCTCACGAGCGAGTTTCTCGAGCTCTTGCGGCCGGCGACCATCCTCGGGAAAGTGCCGGGGTTCCGCAAGGTCCCGTTCAACGTGACGATCGCGTCGCAGACCGGCGGCGGCACCTATCAATGGGTCGGGCAAGGGGCGCCGAAACCCGTCGGGAAATTGCAGTTCGGATCGGTCTCGCTGACGATCACGAAATGCGCCGGGATCGTCGTGATCACGCTCGAGCTCGCGCGCACGTCGACGCCGTCGGCGGAAGCGGTCATCCGGCAGGACATGATCAACGGGATCGCGGCCTTCCTGGATGTCGAATTCACGGATCCGACAAAGGCCGCCGTGGCCGGCGTGTCGCCGGGGTCGGTGACCAATGGCGTGACGCCGATCACGACCGCCGGCCCGACGCCGGCCAACGCGCGCACCGACATTCAGGCGCTCGCGAATGCGATGACGGCCGCCGGGATTCCGATTGGCGGCGCCGTGCTCCTGATGTCGACGACGAATGCGCTCGCGCTCTCGAACGCGCTCAACGCCCTCGGGCAACCGCTGTTTCCATCGCTGAGTCTCAACGGCGGGAGCGTCATGGGCGGCATCACCGTCATTCCGAGTCAATCAATGGGGACGACGGTGGCGCTCGTGCAGCCGGATGCCATCCTCTACGCGGACGATGGCGGCGTCACGATCGACGTCTCGCAAGAAGCGTCGGTGCAGATGGATTCCGCGCCCGACAATCCGGCCCTGGCGACGACCGTGTTGACGTCGCTGTGGCAAAACAACCTCGTGGGTTTACGTGCGGAGAGATTCATTAACTGGAAAAAAGCGCGCGCCGGCTGTGTGCAATACACGGTCGCGACCTACACCGCCTAACGCGATATGGATCAGACACCCCTCCTGCCGCGGGTCACGATGGCCGTGATCCGCGATGGGTTTTACGACGGCACCTGGCACGTCTGCGGCGAGCTGCTCAACGTTGACGCGTCGATGGGGGAGACGCTCGAGCAAGCCGGGTTTGCCGTCCCGCGCCCGAAAGGAACCGATCATGGACGACTCGGTGGACGTGACCGGACGGGTCTACCACACGGAAAACGATAACGTGCACCGCGAAGGCGAGACGTACGCCGTGACCGATCGCGCATTGGCCGAGACGCTGCGCGGGATCGGCTTCGTCTCGATTGAGGGCTGGACGGAAACCCCGCCTGCGGCCCCCACGATTACGGCCCTGACGCCCTCGACCGCGCTGGCCGGGACGGCGAGTGTGCCCGTCGTGGTCACCGGGACCGGCTTCAGCCCTGACAGCGTCATCGTCTGGAATGGCGCCGACCTGCCGACGACGGTGCAGTCAGCGACCTCAGCCTCGACGACCGCGGATTTGACGGCCGCCGGCGCGGGCGTGATCCAAGTCGCGGTGCGTGCGGGCGGCGTCCTCTCGGCCCCGCAACCCTTCACGGTGACCGCGGCCCGCCGGCGATGACCTTTGGCGTCACGCTTCTCGGCCGACGCGTCGAGGTCACCGCGAAGACCTACGCGGCGCCGTACAGCCCCGGCGCGACGAGTGGCGGCGGGTGGTTCCCGCTCGTGGTGCGCGAGCCGTATACCGGCGCGTGGCAAGTCAACGTCGAGGCCCGCCGCGACCAGGTCGTCGCGTATGCGCCCGTGTTTGCGTGCGTCACGCTGATCGCGCAGGACATCGGCAAGCTGACGTTGCGACTGGTCGAAGAGAACGACGACGGTGTGTGGAAAGAGGCGAGCTCGCCCGCGTTCAGCCCGGTGCTCCGCAAGCCGAATCGGTATCAGACCACGCCGAAATTTGTCGAGCAGTGGATCACGTCCAAACTGATGTGGGGCAACGCCTACATCTTGAAAGAGCGCGATGCCCGCGGCGTCGTCGTGGCGCTCTATGTGCTCGACCCGATGCGCGTGCTCCCGCTGATCGCGCCGGATGGGGGGATCTACTACCAACTGCAGCGGGACAACTTGAGCGGTACGCTGGTCAACATCCCGGATCCCTTCATCCTGCCGGCCTCCGAGATTATCCACGACCGGATGGTGTGCTTGTTCCATCCCCTGGTCGGGATGTCGCCGATCTACGCGTGCGCGTCGGCGGCGCTGCAGGGCCTCGCGATGCAGGCCGTCTCGGGCTCGTTTTTCACCAACGGCGCCCGGCCGAGCGGCATCTTGATCGGGCCGGCCGGAATGACGAATGAGCAACTCGCGGACGTCCGGGCAAATTGGCAGAAGGCGTACGGCGGGCCCGCCAATGCGGGGACCGTCGCGGCCATTGCCGGCGACCTCAAATACAACCAGTTGACCACGAATCCCGTCGATGCCGAGCTGATCGCACAACTGAAATGGACGGCCGAGAACGTCTGTAGTGTGTTCCACGTGCCGGCCTGGATGATTGGCGCGGCCGAGATCCCGCGCGGCGTGCAACTCGACGCGATGACGCAGCTCTATTACTCGCAGGCGATCCAATCGCTGACCACGAATTTCGAAACGGTCCTCGATGACGGCCTCGGCCTGGCCGGCACCGCGTACGGGACCGAATTCGACATCACCGATCTCATCTGGCTTGACTTGGCCACGAAGACGAAGGCCGCGGCCGATGCGATTGGCGCCGGCGCGATGTCGCCGGATGAGGCGCGGTTGCGGTACTTCGGGCTCGGCCCGGTCGAAGGCGGCGATACGCCGTACATGCAGCAGCAGATGTTTTCCCTCAAGGCGCTGGCGCAGCGGGACGCGGCGGATCCGTTCAGTGCACCCGAGCCGGCGCCGATGGCGGCGCCCGCCTTACCACCGGGGCAATTGTCGCTCGATGACATTCGGACCCGGTCCACCAGTGGGCTGCTGCTGCGGGTCGCCTGATGACGGCCGACGAGCTCGACGCGATTCTCGACGGCATCGCGCCCGTGATTAGCACGTTGATCCGACAAGCACAGGCCGCCGCCGCCGCGCAGGTGACACACCTCGTCGACGCGACGAAAGAACTCGGCGCCATGCGGGAACGCGTGGCCGTGCTCGAGACACGGGCGCCGGTGCCGGGGCCGCCAGGCGAGCCTGGTGTCGACGGCCTCGGGTATGACGACCTCGTGCTCGAGCAGATCGACGACACGACCATCGCGCTCAAGGCCAAGCGTGGGGATGTCGTGAAGGTGATCGGATCCCCCGTCACGTTCCCTGTTCTGTTGTTCAAAGACGACTATGACGCCGGCCGCGAATACCTCCCGGGCCATGTCGTGCGCCATAAAAGCGCCCTGTGGCATTGTCGCGTCGCGACGATGCTCGCCCCAGACGCCGTCATGTACGACGCGAGCGGGAAGCCGGCCGGCCCCCAAGGCAAAGACTGCTGGAAGCTCGTCCTCAGCGAGAGGCGGCGGTAACCCGTGGCGGCCACTTTCGTGACGCTCGATCAAGCGAAGGCGCGATTACGGATCACGTCGACGGACGAAGACATCGATCTGCAGGCGATGCTCGACCAGGCCGAGGCGCATATTCTCACCTGGTGCAGCGTGACCCCCCGTTGCAAGGCGGTGGCGGACGCCTGGACGCCGGCGACCGTGCCGCCCGCCGTCGTGGCCGCGATCCTCGTGCAGCTCAGTGAGCTCGATCGGTTTCGCGGCGATGACCTCGACCCGCCGCCGCGGCCCGATACGGACGCCGGCCCAAGTGTCCTCGTGCGCGAGCTGCTGCGCGCCTATCACGATATGGCGCTGGCATGAAGGGCACCCCGGGCGGCCGGGCGACGGGCCAGCGCCAGCGCCTCCTCACGATCGAACAGTGCACCGATACCACGGGGCCCTCGTCGTTTCCCGTCGAGGCGTGGACGCTGCTGGCGCAGGAATGGGCCGCCTTCACCGCCGTCGGCGGCGGCGGCCTCATCGGCGGCGGCGAAGCGTTCGTGGCGGACCAGGTCGCGGGCACGGCGACGGCCACGTGGACGATCCGCTATCGCGCGGATTGCGACCCGGAGTTGCTCGAGGTGGTCAAGCGGCGGCGCCTGGTGTTCAGCGGGCGGGTCTTCGACATTGTGGCGGCCGCGCAGATCGGCCGCCGCCAGGGCCTCGAATTCCGCACGATCGCGAAGGTCGGCTGATGACGGTCACGGACGCCGTCTGCCGCTGGCTCCGCGAGGCCCCACCTGTCGCCGCGATGGTCGGCGCCCGCGTGTATCAACTGAAGTTACCGCAGCAGCCGACCCTGCCCGCGATCCGCGTGCAGTTGATCGCCGAGCCGGGGCGGTATCACTTGCGGGGCGTCGTCAATGCGTGGGAGGCGCTCGTCCAGGTCGACGCCTACGCGAATGAATTCGATCCGGCGTATCCCGATCCGTATGACCGGGTCCAAACGCTGGCCGCCGTCATCGACGACACGATGAGCGGCCAGACGACGACCCTGGACACGATCGCGATCGTCGGCTGCTTTCGCGATTCGCGCATGCCCCTCTATGAGCCGCAGGCACTCCGCGAAGCGCGCATCCTGCAAGACTACCGCTGCATCTATCACGACCTCGCCCAGATCTCACGCAAGACCCGTAGACCTGAAGACCTGAAGGAGCACGCACATGGCTGATGTCACCGGCGAGTACTACTCGAACGAGAGCGGCATTGGGTACGGCACGGAGATCGGCGTCGGCCAGGGCGACGGCTCGCCCGAAACCTTCGTCAGCGTTCCCGTGATCATCAAGGTCACACCGGGGGACATGACCACGGGGATTGTTGACGCCACGCACCTTCGCAGCCCGAAGCGCCACCGCGAGAAGAAAGGCACCATCCGCGATTCCGGCGCGATCTCGTGCGAGGGGCACTATGTGCCCGGCCACGGCGCCCACAATCTGGCCGGCGGCGACGGCTTCGATGCTGACCACAACCTGATTGCGCTCTGGCAGAACGTGACCGAGAACACTTTCCGGATCACCATGCCGGATGACTTCGACAATCTGACGCTCGACCTCCGCGGCATCGTCAGCAAGTATCAAATCGGCGAGATGGGCATCGAGGGCTTGGTGCCGTTCACGCTCGAGATCACGCCGCTCCAGGACTACTTCACCGGCCCGCCGCCGGCCGTGGCCGCCACCGGCGCGACGATGGGAGCCCCGGGCACGTTTACGCCCGCCGGCGCCGGCCGCCCGGCCAACCTCGCCGCCATGACCGGCATCACGGCCACGCCCGCGACCGCCTGGACGAGCGGGAGTTACGTCGTGCTCGGGGACGCCTCGCACGCGCATTGGAATGCGACCGCCTGGGTCGTGGGGACCGCGCCATAACCCCACCACCGACGCCGAGTAGCCCACGCGCGTACACGAGGAGTCCCGATGGCGAATCCTGAGCGGGGCGAGGTGGACCTCGTCACGCCGACGAAGACGTATACCCTCGAGATGACGACCAATGCGACGTGCGCGATGGAAAAGCGCACGGGGAAAACCTTCGGGCAACTCCTGAACGGCATCGTCGCGTTGGATATTTCCGCGCTGCGGTCGCTCACCTATACGGTGCTCCAGGCGCATCACGCGCGGGAGGTGCCGAACGAGGAGGCCGCCGGCCGCGTGATCGATGCGGCGAAGGTCCGCACGGTCAGGGCCGCCCTGATCGAATTGTTCAATCTCAACTCGCCGCCCGAGGAGACACCGCAGGAAGGACGCGGTGCCGCAAACCCTCCCGACGGCGGCGAGGCGGATGGGACTGGGGACAACTCTACGTTGACGTCCGAGGTCTCGGGCTAACGCCGACGCAATTCTGGCGGCTCTCCCTGCGAGAGTTGTGGCTCGAACGGCGATATGCGCGGCACAAACAGCAGGATGAACGCGATCGCGATGTCGTGCTCGCGTGGCGGATTATGCAAATCAAAGTCAGAACCCAGAACGCGAAACAGTTGCCGAGTCTGAAGGCGTTACTCGCCGAGGGGCGACCGGCGGCGAAAGGCGCGGCCGCCCAGCGGGCGGCGCTGCATCAACTCAGCGCGCAGCTCGGCGTGCCCATCGTCCGGCGGCGCCGTGAGTAGCGCGTCGGTGAAGGTCACGGGCCTGGACACCTTACAGCGGGCGATCGCGCGCCTGCCGGCGGCCGTCACGGCGGCACTGAAGGCCGAAGCCCGCGCGTCGGCCGATCGCGTCACCGCGCACGCGCAGGCGTTGTTGCGCGCCCAAACCCATGGCACCGGCGCGACGGCGGACGCGATTGGGGTCGCTGATGACTCCGCCCACCAGCAGTTCACGGTGCATGTCTCCCCCGGGGATCGGCCCGCCAACCTGCCGCTGTGGTTGGAGTACGGCACGCGATTCATGGTGGCCCGCCCCTTCATGCGCCCGGCGGCGGCCGCGGAGAATGACCGCTATGTGCAGAACATGACCGCGGCGGCCGCACGCACGGCGCAGGACGTGCTCGAGTAAGGCCCACACACATGGCTGTGAAGATCGACATCAAGTGGGCGGATAACACCGCGGATCTCACCAAGGCGCTGCGCGAAGGCACCGACGCCATCGTGGCGACGCGGGCCGGCGTCGACAAACTCGTCCAATCTTTCAGCGGCGACAAACTGATTGCGGCCGCGAATCGGATGGTGGCGGCGATCAATGAAGTCGGCGGCGCCGAGAAACTCACGAACGCCGAACGCGATCGCACCAACGCCCTGCTCGATAAGGCGATCCAGAAATACACCGCGCTCGGCAAGGACGCGCCGAGCGCCATGCTGGCGACCTTCGAAGCGACCAAACAAACCAGTGAAGCGACGGAGGGGTGGACCGCGTCACTGGTGCGCCTCGGGAACAGTTGGGCGGCGAACATCGCGGGCGGCCTGCTGCTGCATGATGCCGTGCTCAAAGTAGTCGACACCTTCAAGGGCATGGCCGCCGCCCTCCCCGAACTCGTGCTCGAGGGCTCGAAGGTCGCCGGGATCGAAAAGAATTTCGACCGGTTGACGGAGGCCGCGGGCTTGACCGCCTCGACGTTGATGACCACGCTGCGCGCGGCCACGCATAACACCGTGACCGACTTCGATCTCATGAAGCGGGTCAACCAAGACCTGGCGGCGGGTCTCAATCTCAGTGACGCGCAGTTTAAGCAACTGGCCGACGGCGCGTATGCCCTCGCGAAAGCCACCGGTACCGACGTGAAGGACGCACTCAACACCATGAGTGATGCCCTGCTCACGGGCCGGACCCGGTCGCTGGCGCTCTTAACGGGGAAGATTGACCTGAAGGCGGCCGAGGAGAAGTACGCCGCCTCCATCGGGTCGACGGCCGAGCATCTCACGGCCGAAGGGAAACTCGAAGCGGCCCGCGTCGCGATCTTTGACTCCGTCGGCGGGGCGGTCCAACGGCTCGGCGAGCAGACGGATGGCTTGGGCACCGTCGTCAAACAAGCGGATGTCTGGTGGTCCAACTTTCAGGAAGACCTGGGCAAAACGATCGCGGCCTCGCCGGTCCTGAAGGCCGAACTCCTGGGGATTCGCGATGCGTTGGCGCAGACCTTCGGGGGGAACCAGCAACAGTTGATGGCGACGATCGCCCGGTATGTCGATGACCTGGCGGTCGGGTTGCTCACGCTGGCGAAAGCCGGTGTCTACACCGCCGCCGCGATCGCGAACGAATGGGCCTTACTCGAGCGCACGTTCCGCGAAGGCGCGATTGCCGTCGACGCGACGGCGATCGCCTTCACGTTGGCCGCCCTGGCGGTCCTGAAGTTCAAAGAGGCCACTGCCTACACCGACGTCGAGCAACAACGGTATGCCGCGACGATCAAGGTGGTGGAAGGCAACCTCGCCGGCCTGAAGGACAACATCGCGGCGCAATCCAAGGCGTGGCTCGACGCGGACGACCGCCAAGCGACCGTGATGGCCACCGCCAACAAGTACCTGAAGGTGATCGACGACCTCCAGGCCAAACTGGCGGCCGTCAAACGCGGCACCACGGACTATATCGGCCCGCTCGAGGATGAAGCCACGGCGCACGACCACGCGGCGGCGGCCGGTGCCAAACACGGCAACCAACTCCAGGCCACGAAAGGCGAACTGTCGCAAGCGGCGAAGGCGGCGAAGGATTGGGCCGACGTCATCAAGGAAGTGGAATCCGGCGGTGATGACTTCCATCAAACGATCCTTGGCATCGACGGCGCGGTCGTGGTCTGGGCCGAACATCTGCTGAAGTCGGGCGTGTCGGCGCAAACGGTCGCGAAGTACTACGGACTCACCGATACCCAGGTGAAGGCGCTCGAAGCGGACATCAAGGCGGAAACGGCGGCCACGAAGATCCTGCTGGAGATTCGGGAAAAGTGGGAAGCGGGCACGACGAAACTCAATGACTCGCTGCACCAGGTGAACAGCACCGAACTGATCACGATCAAGCAACATCTCGATCTCGCCGCCGCCATGCACATGGTCGAGCAGAGTGTGCCGCCGACCGTCGCCGGGTTCTACGGCGCGGCCGATGCGCTGACGAATCTCGGCCTCAAGTCCACCGAGTTGCGCGATCTCCAAGTGAAGCTCGCCCTGCAAACCAAAAGTCTCGGCGACGTGTTTACGGACAGCTTCGCCGCCCTCCCGTCGATCATGGCGAAAGCCTTCGAGGGTGGCGGCGGGGTCGAAGGCGCCGCTAAAGCGTATGGCGCTACCCTCGCCAACGATGTGATCGCGTCCTACGCCGACCAAATGAAGAAAGCCGGGCACCCGCTGACGAAAGGGCAAACCGCCGCGATCGGCGCGGGCACGGCGGGCGCGTCGACCGTGGGTGGACTGACGGGCGATGCCACGGCCGCCATGATCGGGGGCGCGGCCGCCAGTATTGGCGGGGCCGCCCTGGCCGCGAGCGCGGCGGGCGCGAGTCTGGCGGCGGCCGGCGTGGGCGGTGCAATTGCCCTCGGCGCCGCCACGATGGGGATCGGCGCCGCCGCCGTCGGCGTCTACATGCTGGCGAAACACTTTCTCACCGTCTCCCAAAACGAGAAGGATGCGCGCGTCGAATTCCAAAAGTTGCAAGACCTGTATGGATCGCTGCCGGCGACCATCGACGCGGTCGGTCAGGCGTACGCCCTCCTCGGGTATAACGGGGACCAGGCGCGATCGGCGATCAACCAGGCGCTCGACGCCACGCACAAGAGCGCCGCCGAGGAAGACGCCGCGTTGCGCCCGATCATGGCGGTCCTGGCGGCCGCCGCTGAGTCGACGGCCAATATCAAAACGGGCGTCGATAACCTGACGGCGGCGGGGCAGGCCTTCGGCGGCACGGTGCCCGATCAGTTCAAGGCCGCGGTGCGCGAACTCGCGAACATGAAGGGCGTCACCGACGACGAAAAAACGGCCCTGCTCGGCCTGGCGGCCGATGTGAAACCCAACTTCGAACAGCTTACGCAAACGGCGGCGAAGTATGGCGTGACGCTCGAGGGCCTCGGCAAGAGCTTCCAGCAGGCGAACATCGAAGGGCGCGCAAAGGACATTGCCGGGGACTTCGACGCCCTCGTCAAGGCCGGTGGGG